AGTTTGCTAACTCTCGCTCACCCGCTGCGCCTTTTGCCCTGCTGTTGATTTTGCCCATTGGTTGGGTTTAGCCAACCACCTACCCCAAGGTCGAGTGCTTATTTAGTTCCGCCAAGTCTTATTAGCTTGGCTAATATCCCTATTAAATTTGTTAATCATTGCTCTTATTGTCAGCTTTTCAACAATCTCTTGGTTTGCCTTAACCCACGCGATGGCCTCATCGAATGATTTAGTGTCTTGCAGACCATCCTCAAACTGATCCCACGCTTCTTTGTCGTTCACAAGCTCTGGAATACTCGCCAGCTTTGGCCTGTCGATGGGCAAACTTTGGTCGTGACCGATTTACATTTGGCGATGGGCAACAACCAAAACAGATCGTCTGTCATCGCCCACAACGCCACATAATCCACGCCAGCGAGAGGTCGCTTGGGGATGTTAAAGCCGTTGCCCGTGCTGGTAGTAAATCGATACTTGGTGCGGCCAGCCTCGACTGCTTGCGCCGTCTTAACTTGGATGCGGTAAAACTTCCCATCCTTCTCGGCCACCACATCGTAGCCAGCAAAGTCCTCGTAAGGCAACAACACCGAATACCCGCACCGCAGCAACGCTCCTGTAACGCGAGCTACCCCTACTGCACCTATTTGGCGTGACGATAATTTCATGCTTGACGGCTTTCGGTTTGTGCTAGAGACTTTTCACTATGAAAGCAATAACAATGATAACACTGACGGCGATGCTCGTGGCATCGGTGATGGCGGAAGATGAGGATTGTGGCAGAAGTGAAATGAGTAATTTCATAGGTGGCGTTTATAGAGGAGAAGGATCTTTTGCTATGACAAGGAATGTTGCCAATGGGCCTTCTGGTTCAATCATACGATCTGGCAATACATTCTTCACTCCAGAGGGGGTTTGCAGAAAGGTTGGGAATACTTATTTGTGTTATGACGGAGTAGTGGTTTCCACTGGAAAATCATTTGTTGGATACGATCATTTCGTTGCAAAGGCTGGGAATACTTATGTTGGTGATTATACTTCAGTTGGAACTGGGTCTACAATTTTGCGACCAAGTTGGGCAAGCCGTTAGCCCTGCCCGAAAATAGCTAATCTATTCCTTATTCTATTTTCTAGGCCACCAATAAACTTCTTGCGTTCTGGGTCTTCTGAAGCCCTGCGGTACTCATCGTCTAGTTGGGCCTTGCTTGCCTCTCGCATCAATGATCTTGGCTCAACTTGATTGATTGCTTGCAAGGTCTTTGGTCCCATTCCACCATCCACAGCAACCTTCTGCCCTAGCGCATTTAATCCTTGCTGGATGTATTTCGTTGCACCGCCCAGCCCACGATTAAACGCGAGATCCTGCGTGAATGGTTGGAGTGCTTGAGGGAGTTTTTCAACGAGTGGCGCGGTATATCCTTGGATGTACTCTGCCGCTGCTTTCGCTCTTTCTTGCGGAGGCAACGCCGAGATTTTCTTAAACGCTTCTGGGTGGTATCGGTCATTGATTCCAGCTACTTCGTAGCTTCCACCTTGATCGCCAGAAGGCAACTTATATACAGCAAGATTACCTTGGTTGTCCTTGCGACCCTCCCAATCAACTGTTTGCATCCCAGCGTTAATAAGATTTGAATAATCCAGCGTAGACGCAGAAGATGATTTAGGTCCAACAAAATTTGGCTTTGATTCAAACAATGATTTCTCAAGATTATCTCTACTCATTTTATCCTCCAGTTCTGAAAATCTTGCAGCGGAACGCATCCTATCTTGCATCTCGACCAACTTGCGTCCCTTTTCGTCAACATAGTCAAAGCCAGTATTTACGGCAGGGGCAGTGTAGTCGGATTCTATTTCGTCCCTAATTTTGCTTTTAGATATTCTTGATTCAATTGTTGCCATTATTTTGATTGTTCTTCAACTTCTTCAAGAAATGCGTTAATGTCTGGATTGTTATCTTTTTTATTGATATTTGCCAACGCTGATAGGGCAGCAGCAGATGAAGATATTGGCGTGTTCAAATTGCTGGCCAGCCAGTTCACATATTTGGGGCTTGTCATAAGTCTTGCCGCTTGGTCTGCCTGCAAAAGCACACCAAGTACGCCTGCCGCAAAACCAAACTTACCAGCCGCAAGAGATCCCTCAAGACTTGCAATAGTTGCAGGGCCGACAACAGCACCAGACGTTCCGCTGGGGTTAGCCATTATTTGGCTAGATTCGCGTATCATAGAAGAAACCTTGGCTATATTATCCATGTTCTTTTGAAACTCCGAACCAAACCTTCCGAACATTTCTTTTCTTGCCAGCGGATCGAGCGATGCATAATTTGTCAAAAATCTTGATGTGCTAAAGATTTCACCAGTTTCATCCTGCGCTCCAGGCAGAGCGCGTCCCATTCTTGCAACAAATGTTGAAACAACTGCCTTTTGATCGTCTTTCTCTACTGTTCTTAAAAGTTGCCTCAACTTAGATGGACCATCTTTTGAACCGCTGATGATTGACTTGTAAACATCCTCGCCATTGTTTTGGGTCAATATATCTCCAACATTCTCAACGCGATCATGAAAGGCGCGGGTGTAACGATTGGCGCGATTGTAGGCATTTCTTGCTGGTTCGTATGGCGCAACCGCATTATCTATATCTTTTGTAATTGATTTGTAGAGTGCCTTGTATTGTGATTGAGCAATTTTATCTGGCACTGGTCCGACATTGGCCAATTGCTCACCAACTTCTGTTCTAAAATCTCTTAAAGTTTGGAACGGAATCATCCCCTCTTCGTTCTTGCTTGCTCTGATGGCTTTTTGAATTGCCAGTATTTTCTTATTGGCAAAAATGCTTCTCATTTCTGGAGATTGCTCGAATCTCTTTGCAAGCTCTCCCAATATCCCCTCAGTGTTGCCCACAGTAACCCTGACCTGCGGAAATAATTTATCTGCCTTATTATATAATTCAGACTGTACTTTTCTCGCTGTGGGTAGAAATATATTTTTATAGCTTTGGCCTGCCCCCCTCCCAGCAAGAACTGGTTCTTTTACTCCAGATAATTCTGCCCTTATTTGCTCAACGCGACCACCAACTTCTGCTTGTTGCTCTAATGCCTTTTCTCTGAATTTCATTGCGCCACTTGGGAATTTACCAAATGTAGTTTCCATTTGCTGTAGTTCTGGAGATCTGGTCGCTTGCCCCGCTGACGGGCTTGTACCAGCAGCTTTGTATTCTTGGACTGTTTGCGCTATTTGTTCGGGTGTTTTACCACCACGCAAAATTCTTATTGTTGCGCCTCTGCTTGATTCTGTTATCCCAGCAGGAGCAAGAGCCAAGGCTCCTACTTTGCCTAACCCTAGCTCTCTGCCTGTTCTGGCAACTTGCGCCATGCGGCTAACAGAGCCAGGAATAACAGAGCCAGCGATGCCAGCAGCGGCTTGTACTGGAGCTGGAAGGTCGGCATCTTCAGCTAGACCAACAGCCATACCGCCAGTCATTGCCGAGGCTGCTTGAGTTCTTGGGGATGCGTATAAAGCTTTTCCAATTTCTTTTAAGAATGGACTTTTTGCAACATCCGCAATAATCTTTCCGCCAGACATTATGGGAACTAATCCAGATGCGCTCTCAACAGCCCTCTCCTGCATTGTTTCGAATGCGCCGCTGGGCTTGGGTAATCCAATGTTGTTTTTAACCTCTTCTAGAACTTCGCTCAAAACAGGCAGTTTGCCCATGCCAGTGTTTTCGGCAACAATTGCATTATATACTCTGGCTCCAATATCCGTTAAAAATCCAGCAGCAGCTCCTGCTTTTGCCCCCATTCCTGGAACTCTAAGCGGAGTTCCGAGAATAGCACCACCAGCAGCCCCAACTGTCGTTGGATTTATTGCTGCGCGAGCAAGAAGTCCTGCCTCTCGCATTGCGTAGTCAGAAATTCCTGCCTCTTCTGTTGCGGGAGCAGATACTTCGCTCTCGCCGTCTAGGGGTCTAAATGCCATGGCTTACGGTTCCAGTATCCCTCTCCGACCTCCAATTATTACCATATCGCCGTCCTTTTTCCCAGCCCTTCTTGCCTCTTCTTCGGTTGCAAATGAGTTGGCTGAAGCAGCTTTAGGGGATGATACAAACGAATTGAAATCCTCTGGCTGCCCGCCAGCACTAACAAGATCGGAAAGTCTTTTTACCCTAAATCCACTAACAGATGCGGTTGAAACAATTTTTCTTGCCAATGCGCCTTTTAATGCAAGCAGTTTTTCTTCTGCGTATGGGAAATATGGGTTGGAAACTATTTCGTTCATTAGCGCGGCATCTTGATCCGACATTGCTCCTGGTCCAGCAATAGCCAATCTTAACTGGCCTCGCAATCCGCCCCTAATTGCCTGCGCCTTTGCATAATTTGCAAGGCTCTTGTCATCCTTTAATTTAATTAGGTCATCTATATTTTGAGTTGCAGACGAAAAATCAACTATCGCTTTTCGCATTTCATTTGTTGCTTGCTCATCCCTCCCAAATCCCTCAAGGCCAGGGATAGTGCGCGATGACTCTAAATCTTTTTTGAGTTGTTGTTTCTGAATCGGCTCAAACATGGAGTAAGCTGACTGAATGGCATCTGCTTCTTCTGGTGATTGCGCGCTTGCTAGCCTTTGCTTGTATCCTTGTATCATTTTTGCGGTATCTTCAAACCTTCTTTTAATTGTAGATGTCTCGCCAGCAGCGTATGTTCCTCCAGTCGGAAGCGGAACAGCCCCCGTTAGACCTTCTAAATCTTTTCGCATTGCTTCGCGTGAGGCTAAAAACGCAGCTCGATCTAATTGCATTTGCTCTTCTGCGGTTCCAATTCTATTCATTTCGCCAATTGCCGCCTGCTTTGGCATGACAGGTCCAGCAATTTGTGGTTGTAATGGAGTTGCTGCTGCCGATATGTTTTGCTTTCTTTTTGAAAGATCAGATAGCAATTCATCCTGCAATTGCAGATTTCTTTCAGATTCTTCAAGTTTTCTACCTAATCCAGCGGCAACTTCAGCAGAATAGCCTGGTTGGTTTCTCTTGCTCTCTTCATCCATTTTCTGAATTTCAAGGCGAAGCTTTTGCATCTTGAGGGCATCTTCTTCGGCGGCCATTGCGATTTTTTCTCGCATGGTTTGGTCATAAGCGCGTCCTGCTTCGGTTATTGCTGGCATAAATTAGTAGAAGAATGCACCCGATCCAGGCGCACCAAAAAAGCCACCAGGAGCTGCAACTTTTCCGAGCGAAGCCACTCCTCCAGCAATATCAGCAAACTGTTGCGCACCACTTTGCTGCCTAGAAATCGCGCCAACCTGCGCACCGTAGGTGCTTGCTCCGTAATCAGCCTGCGAGCGATAAAGCTGGTTAAACGCATTGGTAAGCTGGACTGGAATCTGCTGGTCAACCGCTTGATAGAAATTAGCAGCCGTAGAAGGCTGTTGGTTAAAGCCACCAGGCAACGCTTGATTGGCTTGGATGTAGCTCTGCATCGCACCCTGTTGCTGGGCTGTACGCGCGCCTGCGAGGTTGGCAATCGAAGGTCCGCCACCAATAAAGTTGGCTGCTGCCCCAAGCCTGTTTTGACGCAATGCGTCACGGAACGCTATATCAGCTTTGAGCGCGTCACCACTCGACAATCCAGATCCAAGGAAGTTCTGTGCTGCTCCGTAGCGTGCCAGCTTGCGTTGTTCGCCAGCAGCACCGATCTGTGCGGCTTCTTGTACCGCTGGTCCGATTCCAAAGATGTTGCCACGGGCAGTCTGTGCTGCTCTTGCGGCTTGCTCGTACCCACGCCGTTCTTCCGCACCAATGGTCGATCCAAGGCGAAGCTGATTAAGAGCCTCGTCTTCAATGGTCTTTCGGATTTGCTCAGTCTCTGGCGTGGTCGTAGCACCAATTGGCTCAGTAGCCATCTGGCGATACTGCTGACCCAAGCCAACCGCAGTGCGGTATGAATCTGGATCAATCTGGAAAAGCTGTTGTGAGGCACGCTCTTCGGGTAGCTGTGCAAAGGTGCGGAAGGATGTGATCTCCTTCAACGCCTCTGGGCTATCTGTCGTAATAGGCGTGAAATTCTTTTGCATACCCTGCGCTTCGGTCACTGCACTGGTCACGCTCTTTAAGTCATCTTTGAGTTGCTTGATGAATACCTCTGAAGAGGTGCGCCTAGCATCGCCAGCGGGAAGATCGGCAAGAAGTTTGTTAGCAGAGTTTAGCCTTTCGGTAATCCCAGCAATCTGCGTGTTGCCACGCTCAATTACGCTGTTGAGGCTGGATAGCTTTGAGTTATTATAATCGTCAACGATCTGCTTGTCGGATACTTGGAAATTTAACATCGCTCCAAGATCAGACGATCCGTAGTTACGGCCAGCGGAAAGTTGGGTTAAGGCTTGGTTAAACTCTGGACCAGCATTTGGATTTTGCATTCCCATACCACCAGCAGTCAATGCTTGGATCTGTGAGGCAAGAGAGTTGCGGGTGTTTTCTTGGCTTGTCACATCGGCAAGCCGCTTTTCGTAGCTACTCTGAAGATTTGAAATCTTTTGTTCCTGCAATTGAAACTGTGCATCTCTGTAACTGTTTTCTTCTGCTTTTCTTATGCCTGCTATTGCGCCTTCTTTTTGCGTTGTCAACGCTCCAGGCGCATTGCTATTCGTTTGAACGTATGTGCTAATCTGTCTTGATTTTATTTGACCATCCTCAACGTAATATTGAGTTGATGGTATATTGCCTCTAAAATCTCCCATATTAAGCCTTCAATTCTGGATTGCTGATATTCGTGCCAATCGTTCCGTACACATCAAATGGTCCAGGTTGGCGATTAAACGCCACATTTGACTCAACCGAAGCGTATGGGCTAGCTCCGTAAAGACGCTCGAACTGGCGGGTCATCTGATCGCCCAATCCACGGTTCAAGGCATACGCTTGTGGGCTTTGTTCATACGATCTGCGTAACCCTTCCAGAGTCCTCTGCGGTCCGTATTGCCGCTCTAACTGCATTCCCGCCTGCACGCCCGACTGCTGGTCAAGAGCCGATAGCTGGCGTTCCAAGCCGCGCTGGGCTGGTAGATATTGAATGCGAAGCTTGTTTTCCAAGGCTGCCATTTCTGGAGCTTTTTCAATATATGTATTGATGTTAGTCCTGTACGCAGCCGCATTGGCTTGCGCCACCGCATTCGGATCGGGTGGAGGAGGAGGTGCGGGAATAGAAGGTGATCCACCCATGGTTTTAAACCCTAGCCTTTCGCATAAATGTCATATAACAATAACTCCTTGGTTTGCCAGAACGATTAAAGGTGATCCGCTTGCGAGGACCAAAACGCTCCCAAAGGAGCAACAGCAAGCATCTCAAGGATTTAGCACCCTTTGAGGAGATAGTCAAATCAACAAACACATTCTCACCATCTTCGCTATGCACATAATGATTAGGCTCTTGCCCATCCTTTATGCACCTAGCTAAAGCCACGCCTGCGATACCATCCTTATCCTCAACAATGCCCACCATCCCCTGCCTCTCGAACCAGCCATACCACTGCGCCAGATTAGGCCACATAGCCTCTGGAACGCTGCTTTGCTCAATATACTCAATAGCCGTCATATTGTTTGCTGGATCTGGATTGTGTCTGGGTTGGCCGCTGCCGTGATCTGGCGGATAGCCATCTTGTTTGCTGGTGTGGAAATCTTGATGTTAAGCAAACGCCACTTCTCGTACTTGCGCAGGTCGCTTGCCAGTTTCTTCTTGACTGATGTTGGTAGGACGGCTGGAAGCACGAATGGAAGCGTAAGAACTGAACTTGCAATATTGATGTTGGATGCAACGTCAATATCACCAACGTCAATGTCACGCTGGATTGCCACAGTAGCATCGGACGAGAATGAATCGTCAAAGATGACCTCGAAATGCGAGCCGTATTTTAGCGAGAAAGGATCTCCAAAGTTAAAGTCTTTGGTGCGGACATAAGACTCGTAGTCAGTTCCAGCGTCCTGATAGTCAGCAGATGTAGTTCCCGCTGGAGACTTATACCCAGCGTACTCCTCAATGATACCATTTGTCTTCTTGAACATCGCCCTAGAGCCTTCTTGATTGAAGTTCGTAAGCGCGAACTGCATAACCTGCGGACTCCAAGTTCCCTCGAAAGCACTTAACGCCGTATTGTAAACCAAGAGCGTGTCGTTGTAGTCATTTGATCCAGTAGGGATGGCAAGGAAGTAGCGGTTGTCGTAGTAAATCGCAGTGGCCACCCTAATAGAATCCGTATTGATGCTCTGGATCACATCCTTGACTATCTCTGAAATTGGTATGCCAACTGAGCTAAAGTCATCCGCTACAGACCGAACAAGCGATCTGATTCCGTTATCGGATAGGAAAAGAATGTCGCTGCTTACTTGAACCGCAGTACCAGTTGCCACGCATCCAGTATTGTTTGAAATGATCGAGACAATCCAATCTGCTGCAGATGTGGCATCGTTAGGAATGTCAACTTGGAATACCCTGCGCTTCTTAAATACTATGATTCTATTTTTGTAGTAAGGAACAATAGCCGTAATCTGATCTCCGTCATCGCCGTTGACAACGATGCTGTTGGTCAAGTCCCATACCGAAGGATCAAGTATGTCAGATGCGTAAAGCGTGTTTCTATTCGCGCCAGAGCCAACTCCAAATAACCTATTCTCAGTATTTATCAGAATCCTTAAATTAGCTGGAGGAGGGCTAACTGTGGCGGTAGCCGTAGCTCCAGACCCATTCCCAATGATTGTAACGGTGGGTGCAGTTGCGTAACCAGAGCCACCAGTGACAACAGTAACTCCAGTAACAGCACCGCCAGCGACAAGCGTAATCAATTCTGGCATTGTGCCTCCAAGCGTTGGGCCAGTAATGATTGCTGTTGCGCTGGTATATCCAGTGCCACCAGTTGTTACTGTAATCGCCCTAACCTTGCCGCCCTGCCTTTCAACAGCAGTTCCATCCCAAAAATGTAAATCGCTATCTGAATCGCAAAGAAACATCTTGTCAACAAACTGTGCAAAAGATACTTCAATGTCTTCGGCCACGCTGTAGCCGTCACGCCATTGAACCTGCTCTGCTGTCCAGGTTACGTTTGTATTCGCCCATTCTTGATATCCAATATGAGGAGTTGCACTTCCGCTTGATTCAATGCTGTAAAATTTCCCGCCAGTAACAGTCAATAATTGCTGGTATGCGGATGTCTCGTAGTAGCGCATACCGCCAACGGATGTTACTGCGCTGGTTGCGCCAGTAGCAAAGCTTGTAGCCCCAACGCGAGTCTCAAGATTACCCTTTGGCGAAAGGGTCATGTTGTACAACTCTTGTACTTGGTTTTCTGCTAGTAGGTCAGATTGCAGACCGCTGGCTTGACCACCCGTAAAATTACGGATTCCGTCAAACGATAGAACATCGTCCAGATTATCCGAGTAGTAAGGCATAGTGCCTCCTTTAAGCCGAGAACATCTCTTCTATGGTTAACTCGCCAAGACTTTGCGGAGTGATCTGCTTCACGCCTCCAACCTGGCTCAACTCATAGTTTGCCATAGCCGCAAGGTCAGAGTTAGCAGCCTGCGTGATAGCCTGCGCCTTGGCATACTGACGTTCACGCTCAAGTGCGTCAGAATGGGTCAAGGCCAAAACCAAGTGATGAACGTGGGGTAAGCGAAGCTCGTCATCCAGCGCGGCTTGGGATGGAGGAAAGTCAACAATGATGTTTGTGCGGGTAAGGCATTTTAGCTTCTCAACAACACGCAATGGGATTGTGCCAGATGTGGCAAGCCTTGGATAAAGGTTTAGCTCTGCAACGCCACTGCTGTTCCTGCCAGTAAAATGGTAGGTATCTGGATCTCCAGTACGCGCATCGTCAAGCAAGCCTGGGTCTTGGCTTACAATCGTTGCCAGGTCAATCGGGTCAACTTCGGTGTCATTGTAGGCAACCGAAAGAGGAGTCTCGACATTCGTACCTAGCGTGATCTGCCTATTTGTTCCAACAGAGTAGGTCGAGTTGGTTACAGTCTCGCGCCAGGGTGCAAAGTCCCATACCCGCCGATAGGCTAGGCTTGCGGCTTTCTGCAAGAATGTAAGCGTGTCCGAGTCGGTCTTGCCAACCTTCTCGCCTGCGTATTGGGCGATTTCAGTTAGGGTCATAACCGCTTATGGTTTGGCAGGCCAGACCACGCCTTCTGGGGTCAAAAAAGTTTGCGGAATATCTCTTAATTTTTTCCTGTAAGCCGCCCAAGCCATCTTATCTGCCGTGGAGTCTGAGAGTTGCGTCCAATCTGATTTTGACAGCAACCCATCTCTTTTTGCTCTGACATAAAACCATTGCTCATCAATAGTATATGGCTGCGGATAATTCTGGTAAATTTCAATGTCTGGAGTTCCGATAAAATCAATAACAACCTCATCTCTTGTATTTTTTTTGTAAAAGATTTGACCCCGAAAATCATCGGCATAAATCCAACCAGAACCATCAAAAACAACAGCTTTCCCAGCAATAGCAACTGGAGGCTTGATAGTGGTTGCATTTCTTGGAATTAGATAAGCCCCATCCAATGGGCTAGTCATAGCGATGGATTCGCCCAAGTATTCCCCGTTGTCTTCGTAATTGTATATTTTCATAATTAAAATTTCACGCACCACATAACATAAATGTTTGTCGGTCTTGTTTCATTTCCACCAGATAAGGCAGTTGCATTTTGTGCTTGTAACTGCGCTCCCGCTGGATAATCGTTCGGTCCAACACCCGCTTTTTGTGTGACAAAATTAAATGTGGCTGGTGCTGTGTGGTTGTGGCTTTTAATCTCGTCTACTTGTTTTGTTCCAACATTATCGCCCGTAGTTCCATCTCCACGATTTGTTCTCGTGGAACGATCTGGATCGGTTGCTTGGCCGCTGGCAAAACCGCGCAAAAATCTTCCTCGATAGTCTGGGATATTGAAAGTTGTTGATCCGTCGCCTGTCCCGTAGGTGGTTGAAAGAACCCCAAATAATGCGGCATAGGTTGTGCGATTGATTGCAGCTCCGTCACAATGCAGATAACCAGACGGAGCCGTGCCAGTCGTCCAAGCAATGATGCTTCCAACCTCAGTGCCGCTCACGGCGGAAGTTGAAACAGTTGTGACCCTTCCTTTAGCATCCACAACAATTTGCGGGATTACTGTGCTTGCACCATAAGTCCCAGCCGTCACCCCAGTAGTCCCCAGCGTGCCAGTGCCAGAGCTAATTGTAAAGTCACCAGCGAGAGTTGTGGATAGGTTGGTGATAGTTCCAGTAGTGCTGTTCAGCGTTGCAATCGTTCCGCTTGTTACAATTTCCGCTGTTGATGTAGTCGTTCCAGTTGTAAGGGTAGGAATTGTTCCAGTAGTAATCGTGGCAGCCGTTGATGTGGTTGTGCCAGCAGTAAGGTTGGGAATCGTTCCAGTAGTAATAGTTGCGCTGGTGCTAACTGTGCGATTGCCAGTTGCAGTACCATAGGTCAACGCACCAGTAAGGTTAAGGCTTGTATATGTTCCAACAGAAAAAGCGTCATCAACAAGATTCTGAACTGTTACCTTCCGTGGGGCTAGGGATGAGTCAACGCTGTCTGGTGCAATGAGTAAAAGATCAGCCGTACCAATCGTAGTAATCTCCTGCTGATTCTTAATGATCGCAGAGTTGACAAGCGCGGTATCAATTAGGTTATGCAGGCCAGCCGCAGTAACCGTACCGTTGGTTGAGAAGGTCTGCTGACGATTGATTATGTTTGCCATATTAAGCTGTAAACCTCAGTGCGGTTGCGAAGATTGTTCCTGCTGGGATTGTGCCAGTTGTTTGGGTGGAATTAAAGATTGTAAAGCGTAGCACGCCTGCCGCCTCCACCCTAAAGTCTTGCAGTAACCCAGCAGGCGTTGCTCCAGTTGTAGATCCAATTGAATTTACAGTGCCAATCACAATGTCTCCGAGAACAACTCCAGATGCCGCAAGCGTGCCAGTGCTAACATTCGATCCTGTTGTTGCGTGGTCAATATCAAGCACTGTACCGCCAGTATATGCTGCGGTTGCAAATGTTACCGCAGTTAGCTTCGGGCCACTCGCACCAACCTGGAGCGTGCCAGTAGTTCCTAGACCAGTATTGTTAATGGTCGTGGATGCAATTGTGCCTAGCGTGTTTGTGCCAGTAGAAGATGTGAAGCCAGTAGCGAATGTGGATACGCCAAGGATGTTTGGGATTGTGGCGGTGCTAATAGTGGCTGTGCTGATTGTTGCAGTGCTGATGGTCGCAGTGCTAATGGTGGCAGTGCTGATTGTTGACGTTCCAACGCTCTGCGTTCCTACGCTCAACGTGCCAATCGTAGCAGTGCCAGTAGAGGCAGTAATAGTTGACCCGAATGTAACTGGTCCTAAAAGACTGCTGTTGCTGGAAACAGTAAACGAACCTGTGCTACTTACTCCAGAGGTGGACAAGGATAACGCAGAAGATGTATCATCTCCATCAGTAATAACCTGCAAAGCACCATCAATTCCACCAGTAGTGAACGTCTTGAGAAGCTGCGCAAAGCTGCTACTAATGGTCTGTGTTCCAAGTGTGGGCATTTAGTCTCCTAGTTAGAAAGGCGGTTTTTGAGGACATCCCAGGCCATTGAGCCAGCAAGCCCTATTAGCCCAGCTACAGCCAGAACCTTGGTCCGAAGGTGTTCTAGCGCACCCAATCT